CTACAACGCATTCTCTCAAGTACAAAGCCAATTTATTGGCAAGCTTTCAGAAACCGCCTCCAGGGTAGAACCTGTTGGCGTGCTTCTCCTAGGCGCCCCCGGCCTAGGAAAAACTGCTTTCCTTTCGTACATGATAGATATGTTGCATGATATGGGAGTTTGTTCCAACTTACTCCAATACCACCGTCTTCCCGATACCGATTTTGAAGAAGGTCACAAAGACCAAGCTTCATATGTGTTCGATGAATTCATGACTGTCAACGACAAGGAAGCCCGCTTGGCTCACGCTAAAGCACTCCTTGGATTAGTGAACGTCGCTCCCCGACCCATTAATTACGCCTCTGTTGAAAACAAAGGTGTTCATTTTGACAAATCAGAATTTGTCTGGTGCACAACCAATTCGACCCCCGAAAATTGGAAAGATCTCCTTGCTGTTCCGCAGGCTCTTCTCCGACGTTTCGCTCTTCGCATTACACCCGTCCTCCCAGGTGATATTCCCGTGAATGATCTTGGTAATATTGACTGGCGAGCTTATGCTTTCGACGTCGTCCTTCCTACAGACGCTCCTAATGCTGCTCCCAATCGTATGTCCCTTCACGATCTTCTCGGGCATCTCGCCCGCGCACGCCTTACCCGCATGCGTCACCACACTCTCAAACGAAATCAAACTCTCGATGAGAAGCGCGGATTCGTAGATAATTATGACGCCCTCAAAAACGCCATTTTGCTCGAAACCGCAGCTCTCCCTAGAGCTCAAGGTTTGACTGATTCTTACGTTAAAGAACGCTTGTTCGTCAAGTTTTCTTCTTCACTCAGAGTTGAATGCGCAAGCACTAAACCCTGGAAAGAAATTCTAGAAGACGCTGTTGAAAATCTCGACAACGCCAACTGGATTCCTCAGTTCAATCTTGCTTCTCCTCCTGAAGATTTCAATGATTACCCCCTCGCCCAAGTTTACGCCACCGCTTGCGGTGACAACGCACTCCGTGTTGTTTTGCAACGAGAGTACGCGCGTCTGACCACAGATCGCCGAACTCTCTTCGAAAAATACGGAGTTTACGAAGATGATAAACCTGACCCTATCCCCAAGAAATATAGGAAATACTGTCCCAATATCAATATGATTTTGAAAAGCATGTACTATTATGCCTCTTATCTCAATCCCTTTGTTTATGGTACTTCCCTTCTCAATACTTTCTTGTCGGCTTCTGCCACAATTATCTTCGCAACGTGTATGTCTATCGCAGCTGTTTCAGTTACGATTATGGTCGCTCTTAAAACCATTCTCGCTGCTACTCCAACTGTTATTAACGTACAAACTTCCCCCTCCCCCACTCACGCTCAGAGTGCTCGTGACAAAGAAGAACGCATCCGTATCCGAAAAGCCCAAGTCATTTCCTCTCGACACGCCGCCCTCGGCCGTACTCGAGTTGTCAAAGCTCAAGCTCATGACCCTAACTTCGCCTCCCTTGCTAACTCTTCCTATTGTTACATCCACTCCTCCCCCTACACTCCGGGAGCTCGTGCTGTTGGTCTCAAAGAACGATTTGTTCTGACCAACTTCCACATGCTCAAAAGCCTCGATTCCTATGAAACTATTACAATCTCCACTCATACTGGTGACTACGTTGTTAAGGTGAAAGAAATTATCCGTGTGGATGACGCTGAAGACGATCTCTGCCTTCTCGAACTCCCTCGAACTATTCCCCCTTTCCCTGACATTACTCACCGTTTCATAAAAGACGACGACTTGCTCCAAATTGGAAGCGGCTATTGCCGCGCCATTCATCAAGAAAGACACCCTGTCTCTCTTGAATGGTCTCTTGATTACAAAGAACCCAATATCATCGCTTACTCTGATGAAGACTCTGAAACTTACCATCCATTTGGTTTGTCCCTCCCTCTTCCAGGAATTGCCGGTGATTGCGGTACTCTAGTAGCCACTTTCTCCAACACCCTTGCTTGTCGCAATCTTTTAGGAATCCATTGTGCCGGAAACGACACTTGCTCCCAATACACTCTTGTCACTCAAGAGTTACTTTCAATATTGTTGTCAGAAGTTACTCACTCTCAAGGATTTGCAGTCCGAGTCACTCCCGCGTCACCTCAGATGCTCGAAACTCAGGCCATTGCTGCAAAAGACAATCTTGCCCACTTGTTAGTTTGCCCTCCCCAAGCTACACTCGTAGGTATTGTCTCTCCTGCAGATCATATCCCCCGAAAGAGTAAACTCGTTCCTTCTCTCTTCTACAACAAATTTGGAAAACCCAAACGCGAACCAGCTGTCATGAGTTGTCATGATTCCCGATGCAAGGTGGACCCACTATCCACTGCATACTCGAACATGATAAAAATCATGATTGATG